CAGGCGGAGGAACTACTGCAATAGCTAGTTCATCATTTGGAGGTAATGCAGCATTAGGGGACAACAACGGCACTCTTGACCTTGACTTTGACCTTGTTATAGCAGCTAACGGAACTTTGTCAGCACCAAGAGGCACAATAACTTTAGTACGTAACTTTCAGAACTCTGGTACATTTACACACAATAGCGGAACCTTTGAGACAGTAAGTGGAGATAATACACTGATAAATACCACTGGAACTGCACCAATTACATTTCACAACTTCACATACAGTGGAGGGGCTTTTACACAGATTTACAGAGATACAACTGTAGAAAATGCACTTACGATTAGTACAGGTCATTTTAAATTAAACAACAGTTCCAATGCAGTTACACTTACGATTGGTACTACATCAGCAGCAGGTTCTATTGTCAACAACGGTACGTTAAGTGTAGACAATTCAGGTACTAACAAGCCTACAGTACAGGGAGCATCGAATTTATTTCCTGCGGTATGTACGGGAACTGATTGGGATTGGAATGCAAATTCCGCAGCAGATTGGAAGTTAGCTAATTTAGATTATCAGATAGCACTTGTAACAGGTTCAGGTTCAGCATCAGAGAAAATAACACTTACAGGAGATTGTGAGTTTGATGCCGTAACAGTAAGTAGTGGATATACTTTAGATTTGAATGGACAGAGGGCTGAGTTTAGTGGTACTTTAGACGTAGATGGGACATTAGATGCAGATGGTCAAATTTATTTTACAGGTTCAGGAACTATGGATGATGATGGCACAATTAACAATCCTAATTTATTAACTTTAGTTCAACAAGGAACTTCAACTACTACAATGGATTTACCAGACAGTAATTTAATAAAAACATTATTCTATAATCAACCAAGTGCAGCTCAGAGTGCGACAAGTCATAGATTTGGGATACAACATATTGTAGGTGCAGGGACGTGGCAATTTGCATCAAGTGCGACAGGCACAACAACAGACCTTACAGTAGCAACAGGAGCCACTTTATCAGAGGCAGATGGTACTATATCAGTAGCAGGAGATTTTACTACCAGTGGTGGTCTTGTCAATTTAAGTGCTTTTAAAGGAGTTCACGATGACAAAGACTTAATTGAGGTACCAGACCACGCAGATTTAGATTTTACAAATACGTTTACAGCAGAAATTTGGTTTAAATGTACTCGAAATGATGTGCATCAGTATTTATTCGATAGAAGAGGTGGTTCAAGTGGGACAGCTAAATCTTGGTTTTTATATTTAGATACAGATAATGGGCAGCTCAGTGCGAGAATAAGGTCTACGTCTACAGCAGCAGGAACCACTTGGAAAGGTAATTCTACTAACTTAGATGATGGAAAATGGCATCACGCTGCACTAGTATATGATAAAGATGCTGCCGATGGAAGAACTAAACTATATGTTGATGGTAAATTAGATTTTATTGATGATACTGCTGAAGGGCCATTAAGTGCAGACGATTCTAATTTATACATAGGTGGTAGATTTAGTTACGCATTTACTTGGGATGGTAATTTGGCAGAGCCAAGACTTTGGAGTGTAGCAAGGACTCAAGCTCAAATAAGAGCAGATATGTTTAACAGTGACACTTTAGCTAACAGCACAGGTTTAGTTGGTCAGTGGAAAATGACTGAAGGCACAGGTTCTACTTTTGCTTCTACTAATACAAATCTAAATGGCACCGCAGTTTCTTATTCTACAGGTTCAGAGGTAGCAATTACAGATGCTTGGGCAGGAGCAGGAACATTTACCTATGGCACTTCTACACTTGTCATGAGTGGTGACGGAACTATGAATATTCCAGCAGGGTTTGACGTATTTAATTTAACAGGCGGAGCATCAAGCAAAACAACTACTATTGCTTTACCGTCTAATGGTTCTGATTTAGACGTTTATGGAACTTTAACTGTAGATGGTGGAACACTTACGGACACAAACAATGCAGATGTAATTATTAGAGGAACTGCTCCTCCAGTTGTAAATGGAAGTAGCACCTTAGAAAATCTTTGGAGAATACAAAACATAAGTAACATGACAATGCCCGCTACTACATACAATAATCTGCTAGTAACTTCAAGTTCTACTTGTACGTCAGGAGGCAACATGACATTTAACAGTGAATTAGAAGTAGCAAGCGGGTCAACCTTCAATGCTAATGGTAATACAATAGATGTAAAGATTTTAGATGTAAATGGTGGGACTTTAGATTTACGAAATTCAAACGTAACCTTTCAAAATAATGGTAAGTTACGTTTAGACGACGTTACATCAACACTTTTGACGGGAAATACAACTATCACAGGTTTTGGCACAGGTACAGATAGGAATGCTGCACACGTTCCCTCTGGTGGCAACTATGAAGTAGTTGGAAACGTGGAGAAGCTAGACATACAGTCAGGTGGAGACCTTACAGTTATTGGAGCTGTAATAGATTGTATAGGTAGTATAAGACAATTCCATCACACCTTAGACACTCAGCAGTTATTGGATGCAGATGAGGCAGGGGATGATGATCTTAGATTAGAGAAACCTGCTTTGGATAATGCAAACGAGTTACAGACAGGATGAACAAATCAGATCTTGGTCTAAGTAAGCCAGGACAGACACGTGACGGATCATACTTTGCAGGCATGGGATCCGCAACTAAAGCTAACTTTTCTAAAGTAAAATACGAGAGAGAAAGAGACTACCGATCAAACAGATTTGGATCTACTGTAAAAGAGTGGAACACGTGTTTAAAAATGGTTAACATGCGAGAAAGCGGATATTCATATGGTCGCATAGCAAAGTATTTAAACGAGGCATCTATTTTAACAAAGGCGGGAAAGTCGTGGAATTACTACACTGCACGATTTGTCACGCTAAGAGCAAAGGAAGAAATAGAAAATGGACGAAGCGATTAAACACAAAATAAAACAATCATACAATAAGCTAAGTGCACTGTTAGTTTTCATAGCTAATGCATTTACTTTGATGTATGTTGGTGGCATGCAATACAATGATGCCTTATGGTTTGGTTCGGTAAGTGGTGCTTTCACATACACTATACTATCCACGATAGCAGACTCTCAAGATCTTGAGGATTTTGCAGAAAGAAAGAAAAAACCCTCGGGCTATCAAAACCAAGGAATGTTCAGTAATGCAATGAACTATATGGAAAACAGAACAGGCTGGGACATGAACCGTGACGGTCATGTAGGGCAACAGATCCCACCTAACATGATGCCATACCAACAATATCAACAACAGCAACAACCAATGCCTATGCCAGCCCAAGCTGGAGGATATATTAATCCAAGCACGGGTGAGTTGTTAGAGGCAGAACAAGGACCTCATATTGATAAGATAGCAAAGAAGGGTAAGAAATAGTGGAAGAGGGTTTAGTTTTTGCATGGTTTATCGCAGTAGCGCTGGGAGTATCGGCGGCGATCAGCAGAGTTAAAAAACTAAATACCTTAGATTTTAAAATCCGAAGTTTACAAGGCAAGGCTGCGGCGCAAGTATTTGGCGTTGTAGGTGGTTTGGTATTTCTAGTAGGCCTAGCTGCATACAGCGGCGTATTGGCTAAAACAGAGTACATTGTGGGCTTCTCAGCACTTACCTATATCGCATTAAGTCAATATAGTCCAGTAAATACAGCATTTTCATTTTTAACAGTAGCATATAGAACAGAGTTTTCTATAGATGATTGGATACAAGTAAGTAACACGGCAGGATCAGTAAAGGGTAAAGTTAAAGATTTTACGATGAAAGGTGTAAGAATAAAGACTTTTGACATGAGTGAGTGTATTATTGGTTGCGATGAATTATTACATTCTGTAGTAGAGAACCTTACGCCTACTGATCTATTTAGGTGGCAGACAACCTTGTCAGTATCTAAAGCAATACCTGTAGAAACAGTAGAAACTATATGTAAGACTAAATTAGGAGAGCATCAACTTACAGAAATTATAGATGAAGAAGGATTTAAGCAAGAATCCTATCTTGAGTTTCATGATGACAAGTTAGATTTCAAACCAAATTACCGTAGGATAAGTATATTTACCTACCATCCTAAGTGGATCCCGATGCCTGAAGGAGCAGAACCCATCGGATACGAGGTCGCATACCAGCTTTCACGAGACTTTAAACGTGACATTTATGCAGCGATGGACTCTCAACAGATGTCGTACTTAGATACAAGTTTCGTGGTGACAAAATGAGATTCATAAGAAATATGTTGTTTAGCACAGGTCGGTATCCAAGCACTATGGGTGCAGGAGGCCAACAAGACGTAGAGTTTTGTAGATACATAGAATGGGTTTGGTTCAAGAGATGTGTATGGCTTATGGGATTAGGCTTAGCATTTGGCGGAGTAGGCTTGTATGTAGGTTATTATTATGACACAGTGGTTACAGAATATGGTATGGCCATATGGGGAGTAGCTTGGCTGTACAATGGATTCTTAATGTTTGTCCTAGCTGTAAGTGTGATCCTGTCTACGATCAAAGCATTGGTTGTCAAAGCCTTTGTAAGTCCTGAAGTACAGGTAGGGCAAGCTGCAACCAGAACTGCACAGATGATGAGAAAAGGTGGTCTATGAGTAAGAAAGGCAAATGGTTTGCCGATATGATTAAGTTAACAAGCGAATGTAAGAATTTTAGAAGAAATTTAGATGAATTAAGGGAGGAAGAGAATTAATGGCTGGGCCACCACAGATGACGACCCTAGCACGAAAGTCCCCTCAACACACACAAACCGAGGAATCAAATAGTAGAGAAGTGGCTCCAGCCCCTAATGTTCTTACAAGACAACCAGTACAACAACAGATGATGCCAAGTGCGGAGGCAATGTCTGATGAAGAGTTGGATCTTTATGTAAAACGTCTCAGTATGAGACACAAAAGGCTATCACGAAAGTGGTGGGGGTTAAGGCGGAAACATGGCAAAGACGAGTGCCCTTATTGTGGCATGCTTACTGGAGGCGGGTTCTGTAAGTTACACCAACGTGACTACGATGAGTATCTCTCGGCTTTGTCAACCCGTCAGAATAGGAGGTTTGGACTATGAAGCCTACATTACTTACATTTACATTACATTGTGACGGTGTAAAACAAGATATAAAGTGGAGAAAACTATGAGTGGATATGCAGGAAGTCCATCGGGTTATCTAAACCCAGTGGCAGTAGATAAGATACAGCATCCAGATTATGATGCTAAAGCAGCAGAGAATACGACAATGAGAATGGTACAGTACTTGTACCCTGTGATCAAGAACTCTGTAGAGATGTTAGAAGCATTGTGTAAGGAAACTGACGTACAGGTTCCAACAGATCTTAAGGATAACATGGAGTTCCTAAAGACAGTTTACAATACACAGATAGACTGGCATCCAAGAACTATGTACGGTGATGAGGCTGCGGAGGAGCTTAATGCTCGTCTCACCTTGCATGAAGAGTGGGCCACAGAGGACAATGCACATCATAGCGTATTGAATTGGCAGAATCCTTATGGAAGCGATGGCCAACTCCAACAAGCTCCTGCCGTAACCCAACCTCAAATAAATCCATATCAACAACAAATGAATCCGTATGGACAGCAGATGCCTATGCAGGGTGGCGCAAGTATGTTTAAACCTTGGACATGGTTTGGAGTAGGAACTGGTGCAGCAGTAGCACCACAGCCTTGGCAAATGCCACCTCCGCAGATAGATCAGTTGGCTAACGGAGAGCAATATTATACAGCAAATGGAGGAGGCCCTCCACCATTGGCAACACAGCAAGGTTACACTACGTTACCTGTAGGTGCAATCGGATGGAACATGGCAGGACAACCAATCGACATGAATGGTATGGTTGTAGCAACTACTGGCGAAAAGTTAATGAACACAGCCCTCAGTAGGATATTGTAATGGTCTATTGCACACGTAACGATGTAGCAGCTTTTTTACAACTAGATGACTTTAGTGGTACTACTACACCATCAGATGGTGACGTAGATTCATTTATATCAATGGCAGAGTCCCGTGTAGAGCAACTTACAGATCATGCATGGGCAACTGCAAGGGCTAAAGAAGTAACAGAAGAACGTGTACGGGTACAGAGAGTAAGATCCAACGTAGTTAACTTAAGAGGTAGGATTCAGCTAAGGCATTATCCTATACTTACATTTTCACAACATGCAACACCTAGTTTTGCAAATACGAATGGCAGCATTCAGATATGGACAGGTGGTAGTTATGTTGATTTTTTAGATTCTGACAACGGTAAAACATTAGGTAGTTCGGTCACAGACACGGGTAAGAATCTATTTGTCGACACAGAGAGAGGAATAATCTATATTGATAATTACTCTACTTTTAACATGGTCAATAGCAGTCCACAAGGAGTAGATGCTTATGTATCGTATAAGTATGCAACAGCAAATACACCAGAGGACATAAAATTGGCTACAATTTATTTTACGGCATCTATTATAGTTGCCAATGATGATCTAAACGTATCTCAAACAACAGAAGGTTCTATGGACAACAGAACTAAATCAGAGAAGTTTGAAGAGATGGGAATGAAAATTCTGAAAGATCATCACAGGATTGATCGGTCTATGGCAATGGCAAGAGCCATTGGTGGATTTGGGACTGGCATGGTTACTCCTTGACCGTAGCAGTAGGTATAGAAGATCCAGTAAGTACACTTGTATCACTTATAGATACAAATTATGCAACAGGTACAGACGCATCAACATCAGTTACGGGATCTAATGGAGGTACTAAACCACTTATTGATGAATCTTGGGATTTAGGTAAGAAAAATATAAAGAGCAAAGATCTTGTAAGAGTATACGAGATTGCAGGAAACCACTATGCGCAAGCAGTGGGTAACGGACTCGATAGAGGCATTTGGAGGCTCTCTATTGACATATCAACAGCCAAGAGCAGAGAAAGGCTCAGGCAGATTTACGGAGAGATAGTAAGGGTTTTAAGGGCACTAAAAAATAGTCCAGGAACCAATTATGCTTATGTAAGACCAGTATCACGGGTTGACCAGACCGACAAGCTAAGGCGATGGTTTAGGTATGTCCTTGATGTTGAAATCATAAGTTTTGAGGCGATATAATGACAAACGTACGACAATCACAGCAGGTAAACGCATACTTCAGATCAGAAGATACGTATGCGTCAATAGGCAAAGAATCTCAAGCAGCAGGGGCTTTGTCTCACATAGGTCTATTGGACACATTTGACCCAAGGATGTTGGATCATCAATTTGCGGCAGTATCTACAATAGGATATTCTGTAGCGCCACACGTATTGAAGGGTGCAACTAACGTTATGGTCCCACTCAAAATAGGCATGTGGGGTGATGGTTGGAAAACATTACTAGGTAGATGTATAGGTCAGACTACAATAAGTGGTGCATTAAGGCCAGCTCACTTACGTCCAGACGTACAAACAGTAGCAATACTAGCAGAAGAGCAATTAGCCTCAACATTTCAATGTAGTTTAGCATCAGGTGTAGCATTTAACAAAGCTGAATTAGAATTAGATTATACGACAAATGCGCCAGCTACAATTAACTTTGATGCAACAGCATACTATGTGGTTGATCGTGACGCTAACGCTTCAAGAACTACAGCAAGAGATTTTACAGCAGGTAACAATTTGTTTATACAATCAGACTTTAGTGGAGTATCAATACCCTCAGAGCCTACTGGAAATCCTATTTTGCCAACAGATGTAACAATACAGTATGCTACAGCAGCTACTAACGGAGTAACAATAACACACGGTTCTGCACCTAACACCTATTATGAAGTAGGTGAAAGATTTTTGATAGCTTACGCACCATCTGGAACTCCAGATTCAAACTTTGGAACAAGTGGTGTTTATGATCTTACCGATTCTTCATTTAACACGATATCAAATATAAATGGCGACATTGACACAGATACAGGATATACTTTTGGAGAGGGCAGCGCATCTGGACTTACAACTAATTTACTTAAAGGAGTATACAAAAACGGATCTACAATAAAAGTAGTTGACAGTATGACAGACTGGCCGTTTGTAAAAACAGTTAAATTAACTATAGACAATCAGCACATACCTTTACCTGGTGTAGCATCAGGACGAGGAACTGCGCCAAGTAAATTATTACAAAACAATGATGTAGCACGTGGTGAAAGTATTATTACACTTGAGATTACAAGCACAGCTAAAGATGAGACATTCTACGATCAAATGGCAGCAGAGACAGAGTTGCCATTAGTAAGGTTAGATTTTGGAACTAACGGATCTATAGCACTTACAAACGGTAGAATATTAACACGAACAGCAGGTTACACAGCAGGAACAGAAGTAACTGAGACAGTAACCATTCAATTCTATGGGGCAGGAGATTACACTAATTACAGTAAGTATGCAATATCAGGCGATTTCTAAGGTAAAACATGGTCAAGGTCAGAGGGCAAATCAATCAGCCCATAGTGGATATAGCACAAGTTCAAGAAGAGTATTGGGAACGTAGGACATTTGAACTTCCGAGCTTAGCCCACATGCACAAGCCTACAGGCTGGAGAAAGTATTTGCCTTGGAAGAAAACACAAACGCCTGTAGTGATCCTAAGAAGGTTAACTACAGAAGAGTGGATGGACTATGAGGAGACTTTTTACAATTTAAAAGCTGATTTAGTCAAAGAAGTTCCGACATACAGAGCAATAGTTAACAAAATGATGTCTGGTAAAAAACTTACAAAAAAAGAACAAGCATCAATCAGTGTAGCAAATAGAAAATCACTACCTTTGTATATAGGTATGTTAGAAAAAATGATGGAAGAACCAGATCTAAATTACGATGAGGTTACTGTTCTTTTAGATAGTTTAGATGATTACGATAGAAATACACTTATGGCGCAAGTAAACACTATGACTTCACAGAAAATGGCCATAGCTCATAAGATTAACCAAGAGCGTATGGGAGAAATGGATCGAATGCACAAGGAGACAATAGCTCAGTATGGCAGATAGCGATTATACTGTAGCTGTAGTGTTACAAGCATCAGATGAAGGGATGTCAAGCACACTAAAAAAAGGCAGTGGAGAGGTTAAAAAGTTAGGTGAGAACGCAAAAAAAACACAGCGTGATTTGTTGACTACAGTAGTAGCCTTAGAAGGTCTTACTAGCGGTTTAAATCAAATAACTGGAGGTTTGCGTAAATACTCAGCAGCGTTACAACAGACTGGTTTACTGGAAGAAGAGGAAGCTCAAGCATTTAACAAAAAGATTGCATTACTTGAGTTAGCCACAGGTCCTCTTGAAACTACCATTGCTTTACAGAAAGTACTTACAATAGCTACAATGGGTTCAGCAGCAGCAAAAACAGCAGACGCAGGTGCAGCAGGAACAGCAGCAGCAGCTAACACAGTATTTGGTGTAAGTATATACTTTGTATTAGGGGGATTGTTTTTGCTAGTAGCTATATTGGCAATATTAATAATTCATTTTGATAAAACAGGAAAGGTCGTTGAACAAGCCAATTTGAGGATGGCACAATTATCAATATTTTTGAATATGATTTACCTTGCATCTAAGCAAGCAGCAGACGGTATGCGAGAGTTTGCAGAGAGTGTAGTTAGAAGTGGGGACGCAGTTGCGGACTTTTTAACACCAGGTAGCGGTCCAGGCGTGATTGCAATGGGTGGCGGTGAATTGTAATGCCTGACTTCACACTTTACAGTCCTACAGACGGATCACACGTGCAAGCCACAACTATAGTGGAAGCAGATGCTACAATCTATGAAGGTCAAGCTACAACAAATTTTAACACCACTCCAGATCCATTTGGCGATGGTGCAGGTTTAAACTTTAGGATTGGAAAAGACGCATCGGGTAATAGGTACACAGGCTTGATTAGAATTAAACTACCTGATAATCCTAGAAAAACAACTTCTACTGGAGAGATTATAAACGATGAAAGTACTGAGATTAAAAGAATAACGTTGCATATAAAATGTTCTGGATTTTCAGGTACTAGTGCAAATAAAAAAGTATTGGCAGTTTCACCCTTGGTTCTTACTCCAGACAATGTAGACTTTACAGGATTGACATTTAACACATACGATGGCACAAATGGATGGGGTACGGCAGGTGCGCTGGAGGATGGCGATAGAGACAAGTCTACAGACTTTGGTTCGGGTGTAGAGGGAGTTATTGCGATGAAGCAAATAAGTGTAGGATTTAACGAGATTACTATACAGAACGTTTCAACAACTGGACCAGCAGCTAAAAACAGTCTAGGACTAGATTGGGGCAACACAATCGATTTAATTTTGTTTGCTAGGTCAGGAACTTTTTTTAATACAAATCAAAATCACGCTGTATTTCATAGTTTAGAAGATAGCACGGCGGCCAATAGGCCTTATGTTACAATCACTTACGAAAACTTATCTCCTACTAAACCAGAGATTAACGTATCTCCAGATCCCGTAGATTTAAATAATGCAATTATTGGATTTACAAATAGGCCAAAAGATGAAGATTTGCAACAATTTGTAGCTGTTCACAGATCAGACGGTACAGATCCAACCTACGTTACAACATCAAGCACACCTAATTTTGGTATAGAGATTACAGATACAGGGAAAGAGGTGTATCGTGGCTTTGATGATCTTAGGAATGGAGGCATTGCATCTACAAATTATTTTCCAGGAACATCTAGCACAGCAGGTTCAACAAACAAATTAGTATTTTATAGTGAGGACCATGATAATGCAGGATCAGAAGATGATGCAGTCAAGGGTAACGTAGTTTCAGTTAAGAGGTATTTACCATACACAGAAGAGGATTTTGGAGATGCTAATTTTGCAGATTCATGCAGCGTTAATTGGATTATAATTGGCAAAGCTACGTCAGGTACAAACTCAGCTACATTGATTGACAATACATCAGGTACAGATACACCTTGGTTACGAGGCCAATTTCTCAAGAATAATGTAGAAGTAGGCGATAAGGTTTGGAATGACAATGACGGGCACTACGCTACAATCACTGGCGTAACTAACACAACGATAGCAGGTACGCTATCTAGTTCAGGTAATTGGAATACTAATGACGTTTATCAGATAATCCGTAAAGTAGATGTAGGAGAAAAAGTAACACTTACTGTAAGATCCACGTTTGTAGATGGGTTAAAGTTTGATCGCATAGGAGTATATTGGACAAACACAACAGCCGCTAGTGCAATAGAGGACACTCCAATAACCTCAATAGCAGACTATGACATAATTGAATTAGACTCAGCAGCTACAGAACACACAGTATCTTTTAGGTATTCTACTCCAGGAACATACTATCCATCTTTTTTCTTTGTAGACAGCACTACAGGATTTAGAACTGCCCTTGCACAGATGGGCAGAACTACGGGAGCTTCAGGTTCAGATAGATTAGATGCAAGTAATGCCGCTTTAGTAGTAGAACAACCAGCACCTATTCCTAGACTAACCTCATCCAAGTCAGTAGGCGAGAGTGCTAACGTTGCATTGGACAGAGGATCTGCCGTAGTTTATTCTGGAGCTAACTCTACATCAGGAGGTTCAGATGCTTTTGTAAAAGAATGGAGGTGGCTAGGGGAGCCACACACAGGGCAGATACTTACACAAGGCTGTTTAGATATAGACAACACTCCTTTGATAGATGAAAGCAAGAAATTATTTTTAAGGTGCAATTCCGCAGGATATAATGCAACAGTATTCACGATCTACGGTTTAGCATCTTTTCAAGCAGACAACGCTACTCCAGTTAAAGATACGGCCACAACCTTTTCACATTATAGATATGTTAAGGCAACCGTTTCAGCAGGTGCAAATAAATATCTAAAGCATGATACATCTGGAGCGTTTGGAGATGCGGCACGAACAGATCCGACAGCACCAGACACAGAAGTATTTTTCAAGCAGGTTGATTTTGTTTATGCCACAACTAAGTCAGGAACTTCTGGAACTGAAGAGGTATTTCAATTATTGGCAGCAGATTCAGACAATGATGGGACTATAGATGCCGCAGGTACATTAGACATCAACACCGTTTGTAAGAGATTGTGTATAGATTCTAACAATGGTTCACCAAGTTATAAGTGGGGCGGACGGTGTTTAGTGGATGGTTCTAGCAATATAACATTTACCAAAAACTCAGGCGCAGATGAAATAGAGAGCACAGCTATAGATTTTATCGCTGCGGGCTTTGGGCCAGGAGATACAATTACTGTGGAGCAGAGTTCAAACGATGGAGTATACACCATTCAAAAGATAGAAACAGTTGGTGGCACACACTCAATATATTTAAATGAAGAATTGTCAGTTGCCGAATCAAACACAAGCGCAAGTATCTTTACTACACAACCAGCAATATCAGTTGCAGCAAGTGCAGCAGGTTCAGCAAAAATATCATTAGACGTGCTAGACAATCTGTCAAGCACAGCCGCAGCTCCAGTAAATATATTTACAACCTTCCGAGATCAGACGAGTCTGGATCTTAACGCACTTGCTGACAGCGGTAACATAGCAATACAAAGCGCCTCACTTTCGAGGTCAGGCGGTATCAATGCAGCAATGCCATTAGGAGAAAGACGTTATCCACCTAATGCCGTTCATACAAGACACGGCTTACCCAAACTAAGTATGACGGTAAGGGTGATTGATGATACAGGTTTTAACCGCATATACAGGTTACTTAACAATTCATACAACTATGGCATCTATCAACACCATGATACTTCATTTACATCATGGGTGAAGTATCGGCTGAAGTTAGAGAACTTTACAGTAAATCGTGATCCTCAGAATTTACAACACCAAGTGGTTAACATATCTTTCTTTATAGTAGGAGAAGAGGTGTGAAGTGCCGACAGAGTATGGTGCTAATCAGTATGTAAATGAATTTTACAATATACGTGTAACTGTCGATGGCTTTGAACTTCCTTTTGTAACTGGGTTGAACTTCAAACATAAAGTCAATTCAGCAAGAATAGCAACAGTTACAGTGGAGAACAGAGAAGCATTAGAGATGCTTAGGATAGGTGCGGATCTTACAATCAATTTTGGATTATCAGATGCTTATGCTAACAAAACAATTAAGTTTGAAGATGGCACGAATCTTGGGATACAACACACTCCGAACCCTAATGACTTTGTGGGTAGAATTAAAATCATCAATCCAGGTCTTGATCGCACTACATTCACTGCACTTGATGCTATATCTGAATTAGCTACTTCTAAAATACAAAACATAAAATATCAAGACTATGGCAATCAAGACATGTACATGGTGGCTAGAGATATTTGTGATTATGAAAGTATAGACACAAGCCATCTTGATGATACTATGAAGTACGATAATTCAGTACAACAAGGTAAGCTAAATCCTAAGTTTAACATATATGGTTATCAAACTAGAAAGTCTTTCTTAGACAAATTGTTTAATCTGATGAGTTTAAACCCAGACGATACGGCAACATTCAAAAGTTCAAGCACGCCATCAGAGTCTTACATGAACAACCCTTTTCCGTTTGTAGAGTTTTACTATGCAATTAGGCAAGGAACTCAAGTAGACTTCTTTGCTCCTAATAGGTTTGACAAGAGAGCTAAGCCAGTGTTGAAGGTAAGTCCTAATCAAGCTAATATAGTGGGCCAAGGACTGGCTGGAAAAATAGATGCTTCTAAAATAATCAATAGCGTTACAATTAGTTCAGAGGATCGTCAGGTAATAGTGGAGGATGGCACATCTATTAAGAAGCATGGTATTTCAGCTAGGAACTTTGAGTTCAAAAACTCAGATACAACTACCATGAATGAGGCAGCATTCGTAATACTTAACAAGTTCAAAAATCCAGCAACCACATATACAATGGAACTTACAGATGCAGAGTGGGTACAGCTTGGAGATCTTGTAGAAGTAAGCAGTCCATTACTAGGAACTAAAGAGTTATTTCCAGTCGTTGAAAAAGAAGTTTCTGTGATTGACAGAGTTACCACCAGACTAGCAGTAGGCTCAGCTTCTTTAGAGCCAAAACAACTTTTAGAATTAATACAAAGATAAGCCCCATCAAGTATATATAGACGCACTTTTAATAGATAAGCATGGGCTTAAATCAATCGAACCCCAAAGACGAGGACAGAACAATCAAGGAATTTGATAAGGTCAAAGATATTGTGATCAGATTTCTTAGAGACTTACCTGCAACCAGGAACAGTGATAGGCTATTGTATTATGAGATACTAAAGGAGAATTTCCTTAAGACAGATCTCAAAGAAAGTATAGACAAATATATTTTCTTAGATGTGTTATGGGAGTTACTTACCATATCACCAGATAAATCTACAATAGTAAGAGTAAGGAGACAGATACAGAATAGAGATTTAGTGTTTGAACCTACAGATCCAGAAGTAAGAAAGAAGCGTAAGATAAGGTCAGTAGACATTGGTGATTGGGCAGGTGACAACTGATGGTGTTTCATCCTAATTTACACGCTAGGATAGATCACTGTTCAGATTGTGGTGACGTATTGCCTGAGTTGGATAGGGCAATAGAAGGTAGGTGTAAGCATTGCACTACTAAGAGAAAGTACGGAGTAGTAGACATCAACACTTGTTTTCAAGGATCTGTAATTACGTTGGAGGACTGATGCCTTATAGTAATTGTTTGCCTTGTAAACAGCAAGGAAAGATAGTTAGATTAGATGTACCTACACAAGGTCATCATAAGTATTGCAGGAAGTGTAGGATAGACAGAGCATCAGATAAGATGATAAGACAATTAAAAGAATACAAGAACTTAGTAAAGGAGTTATTATGAAGTGTATAGAATGTAATCAATTAGTAAAAGATTTCTGGGAGTTTTGTGAAGGGGTGGTGTGTGAGGATTGTGTACTAGATGATCCTGTTATATTGCATAAGTATAATTTATACTTATATGATGAAAATGGCAAAAAGATAGATGGAGCAGTGTCAGCAAATATGGTAATAGATGTTAGGAGATATAGATGAAATTCAAAACAAAAAAAGAAATGAAAGAAATGAGCTTAGAAGAAATCACCGAGTATGAAGCTTGGGTAGGAAAGCATGCGTCACAGGCATGGCATATCAGAAGATACATGGAGATGGATGATTAAAGACATTACGATCAAACTTGGCGGTACAAAACAGGCCAAGCGTCAGTATGAATCAGTTAGAGCAGACATAGAGACTACGTTTACTCTACCGCATGAAACGGCAATGGACACTGAGAAAGCTATGGAAGCATACAAATGGGAGCTAAGACGTGCAAAGATACTGTTTAGAGAGGCGTTAATGGCAGCTACAGAAGAAATAGATGGTAAATCATCGCCACCTAAAGCTCCGCCCGTTAAACAGCCTCCAGCAAAACCTACACCCAGGAAAGTACTTAAGGAACCAGAAGTAGATGAGGACGCATTATTTGAGTCGTTGAAGAGTCAGGTGATGCAGGACTATCTTAATAAGCAGGAGTCGGATTAATATGTTAGAGATAGGGCATGGTGGTGCAGGAGATCTGCACACGCTCTTTTACAATGAATTGTTTAAGCTCATGAAACACTCTATCTCCCCTCAGGGGGAACTATGGTAAGAAAGGAAGAGTTCCACCAGATGTGGGAAAGGTTTGATCGTAGATATTTACATGAGTTAATGGACATGGATCTTCAACAGTTGATTGAACATCACGTAGAAGTGGGCAATAGTTTTACTGATCTATCTGCTGCGGCTAAAAGGGCAGAGAGATACTTAAATGACGTATACAAAGTAATGCAAATGAAGAAACGTCTACAGGTAGAGAAAGATGCAATAGAGGGTACAGATGTGTAAGCATGCAGTTCAGGTATGTGATGGCGAAGGATGGGTGTGTTTAGATTGCGGAGAATTGATCCTAGATTGAACGAGAAGAAGTTTGTACTGATCAAATGTCCTAAGTGTGGTCAGAGTAGAGGGGGGGAGGCAAAACATAAATCATGGAAATGTTTTAGATGTGGTTATGTTATGAATAGAAAGAATACCCGTACCCTATGGGATCCAAACAATCCAGAAGAGGTAGGACTTGGCAGAGAAGTAGTAGATAAGAAAAAAAAGTATAGATAATGTGCTGCTAAGGGTTAAATGAGGTATGAGCTATATGACGTGTTGTGAGTCTAAACCAACGTGCAGCAGGGCTGCTAAGGGTTAAATGGGGGATGGGCTATTTTGGTGGTGTGCGATTGTAAAATAAAAAAAAGCCCCACTGTTATAATAACAGTAGGGCCAAAGGCCGCCTAAGATCCTGGGCCGCCTTATAGTTTTTCGATGTCTTCTTTTGTTATGTCGCCATTAATTAAAACTAAAAGCATCTCTCTTATACTCGTATAATCAAATTTAAAATTATTAATGCCTTCAGCCAGTTTAATTAAAAACTCTTTTTCTAGTTTATTTATTTTCTCACCCCCTTATATGATCCCTTATAGATATACTCATAACAACCACCACATAAGTGGTCACCCTCAATTAATAAATCAAAATTATTATTGCAGCAATCACACTTTTTATTTATTATTTTTGAGTTGTTGACAATATCATTAAGGAACTTATTTCTATAATATTCCCTGTTAAGGGTTTTAAATTTCTGAGATCCAGACATTTAAACCAAATCCCATTTAATAAAAACGTGACCTTCATTAAAAGCGGTCTTATATTCTTTAACTAGGTATTGGGCCTCTTTTCTAGTGGGGGCATGATCTACAACTTCAACCCCATATTTAGAACGCCAAACAATATTAAAAACTCTTTTACTCATTTTTTCCCCTCGCACTTATGAAGATAAAAATAAACATGATGAATAAACCGTTCACGGCAGTGTGTACAAATTTTCATTTATTCCCCCTCTAGTTTATTATAATATAACCAGGCATAAGACCTTTTTAACTCTTTAAGTTTTTGGTCTACTTTCTTTTTATAATGATCTTCATTATTCATTTATTCACCTCAATAATAATTAATGAAGTGTTAAACATTCGATGCAATACCCGCCAATTATGATTTATTAGGGGTTTCTTTTCATGGTAAAAACTTACGGGGTTTTTATCTTTAGGTACTTCTATACTATAAACTCTATTCATTTATTCACCCCCAATTCACAAACTCCCGTATAAATTCCTTCTTCATCAATTAACTTTAATTCAATAATAAATTCATTATTATTTATCCAATTAATTTCTAATATCTCAAAACCAGAATTGCTCATTTTAGATCCTCCTATAATCTAAAGCGTAGCCATCATTAAACAATATTCGGCCTAAGTCGTATACTATATCATGTGCACCGTCAAAACCACAACCATTAACTTTTAAGGCTTCTCTCCTTTTATCGTAACGGTTACCGTTTCCACTTTCCTTATAGACTTCATTAATAGCCCAGGTCAATCTTAAAAGTTCATTATGCTCACTTACATAATAAACATTATACCACCTAGTAAGACCACTTTTAGAACGATCTTCAAATTTAACTATAAGAGTAGGTTTATTTTGATATTTGCCGCGTGGCATATTTTCAATAGTTTCTTTAAGTTTTTCTGTTTCCGATTTTAAAGGAGTCGGGCCTCCTACTTTTACTAAGCTCATAATTTAAGTATAGGAACTGTATATATATACTTAACTGAGATATACCCCCCCTCAGAACTATAAAAAAAATAAAGTAGTTCATTATACCATAAGATCCAGACAAAATTAAATATTGATCGGTATTAGATCCCGTAAGGGTTAAATGTTCCGACCTCAAAAAACAGGTAAAATATAAGAAAAAAGGCCTTTAATGATCTGATTCTAAGGGTTAAATGCGCAGCCCATCAGAAATTAAAAACCATTCGGCAGGGTTTCCCCTACCGATTTTTAGCGATTCAGATTATTTTATTTATTCTTGATAGGTTATAGGGTCCTCATTTTCTAAGTAATACCTATAAAGGAAATTATCCGCTTCTTTTTCAGTTTCAAAAAATTCCGTGTGCCCGTTTCTGACATCAACAAAACACCAAAGCGGTTTATCTAAATCAGGGTTATTTTCCATTATTTCTTTATCGTAAAAAATAAAGAATTCATTTATTTCACGGTGGCGGCTCCAGGAAGGAGCTTCTTTATTTTTTAATATAAGATTATGAATATTTGTATAGTCCGTTGATCCTGGGCTAATTAGGTTTACATCAACTCCTATATTCATACACTCAAGCCAAGAATATATTTCATTTAGAATGGCACCTTTTATTTTTTCATGATTATTAAAATCCTCTTCATTTAAATCATGAGCTTCAATAAATTCACCTTTAACGGTATCATCTATATCAAGTTCAATAGTACCTTTTAATTTCATTTATTCACCACCAATTTTAGAAATAAGAAGTTCAATTTAGAAAGGATATTTTCAGCCTCTCCCATTGAAGCAATATCTATCTCTTCTTTCACCATCGTACTTAATAATTTTATTTCTTCATTAGTAAGGTCTAATGGTTTTTTAATATATTGGATTTCTTCTAAAGCTTCTTTTAATTCTTCTCTTAAATCAAAATCAAATATTGAACTTTCGGTATCCATCCATAAAGTTTCATTTAATAGATTCCAAGCGCCTTTTTCGACCTTGATATATTCGTATTCTTTAGCCATATTTAGTTTACCTCATAAGTATTAAAATCGATAACATTAACCCACTCTCCATGGCAGTGTGGACAATAATAATAGTTACTTAAATCATCCTGACCGCCACCATCTGAGTGGCTGAAGAACTGGCTATTATCGGCGTTGTCATCATAATCTTTTTCGCAGAATGGACAAGCTTCCCCTTCATAATACTCAAGCGGTCCACATGATTTTAATTCATTATCACATAACCCATTTTCTGGAGGATAGCTAAAGTCTTTTTCTGGGTGCTGCTTCTGACCGCCGCAACCGTTGCAGGTCGGCATTTCTTCAGGGTCTACGGTTAACAAATCACTTACCATTTCAACACGTTCTACAATAGAAGAAAGAAACCTAGTAAGGTCCTTTTGATTTATGTTTAATTCTTTCTGTTTCATTAAACTAATGTTACCTTTCAAATCTGTTACAGCCTGGAGGTATTGATTCACTTTATCGGTAGTGGGCACCGTTGAACTGTTTTTGCTCATAAACTCCCAAGGGTTTCAGTATATATAAACTTCCTATAAAAAAATCATAAGATTTAAAGTAAATAATAGGTACATTGTGCACCAATACAATACTCTCTTTTTCGGGCGTGGGCTCGAGGTGGGGTTTCATGTGTTAGGGGTAGGGGTTTGATCATAACTACCTTTGTCTATAAATTGTAGAAATTTTCGCTACGAGGGGTTACCTCTGTCTTAATTTTTTTTTTAAAAAGTTGTACCATAGAAAGGATATATATACGGGAGGCTGATGTGTAGTTATGCCTTGGGCGAAGAACAAAGAAAAACCGAAGTCGTACTTGATTACACCAGGTAGGGATGATGCAAGGAACGAGCTTTGGGATGAGCTAGACATGATCTGCAAGAAGAATGAGACTACATTTGCGGATGAGATATGGGATGCGATATGGATGCACGTAGAGAGGGCTAAGCGTAATGGCTAAGGGTAAGCTGAACCGCAAGTATACGCTTGCAGACAGGCAGGCAGCGTTTAAGTTGTATTTGAAAGGGTTGACTACTAGAGAGGTGGCTAAGGAGATTAACAAGCACGGATCTTTCGATCCTCCTATGGCGCATACTACAGTTGATCGTTGGGTGAAGAGATATGGTTGGGACGAGGAGCGTAGCACTATGGAGCATGAGGTTATGACAGAGACAGTGGCTGATGCTAAGTTGGATATGAAGAATATGATAGGCGAGGTAGAGGAGGTACGTCAGGAGTTTTTAGAGAGGATGCGAGGCAAGCATGGTGCAGACATAAGGGCACACGAGTTTGCTACATTGACTAAGATGCAGGAGCAGTGGGTAGAGAATGAGAAGGAGAAAGAGGAGTTGATCGAGCATGTTACGGGTTGCATAAAAAAGGCGTTAGATGAGACAATAGAGGACAACATGCTACGGCAGAATTTTTTGTTGCGCTACATTAAGCTACTGAGAGGTGAAGAATGACGGCGGACGAGGCACAGAACTACGGTAAGAAGTATGGTAGGGTATGGACGAGTGAGGATCTTAAGATGAAGATACGCAAGGTAGAAGTGTTAAATTTTGCGAAGCGCAAGAAGGCAGGGTTGGTTGATGATATACATGACAAGGATTGGGGTCCTATAGGTGATGCTAGTTTGAAGGATTACTTGACAGGTTATCATGCAGCTATGGATGATCTGCATATTTGGGTAATGGGAAAGTACGAGGAGAAAGATGGCAAATAGTTTACATGCTTGGGTAGTTCAGTTGAATGAGTTGATTGAGCATGCGATCAAGATCCGTAATGAGAATGTAATGAATTATAAGGGCAAGGAGCTAGAGGCGTTTGAGACGGGTTTGAACATTTTTACGTTGTTGATGAAGGAGATGTTAAAGGACATGCTAGGAGAATCAGATGTGGAGGTGTAAGGCGTGTGGTATGGTTATAACGCCAATAGATGTAGAGGATCATGGTGGTTTTTGCCAGGAGTGTCGCAATGAGTAGTTGGATGTGTTGGGATTGTGGTGAGCGAGTTGATGAAGAGGAAACATGTCCATATTGTAGGTATGCTCCATATGGAGATTTAGCATGAATACTTTTTTAGCTATATTCTTGATGTTTGTATTTTTTGTATCTGGTTTTTGGTTAGGGGTGCAATCGTATAGGGATTTATTAAGAAAGAAGTTATGAGGAAGCGACATGCAGCAAGTGAGACAACAAAAATGACATTATGTGGATATGAGTGTACAGAGCAAGAGTATCAAAAAATGCGGGGCCGCAGGGCGGCCTTGATAACATGTAAGCATTGTTTACAGTTGATGGGTGACGCATGAAGTGGCGTTTTAGCTGCCACAGTTGTGGTGAGGTTTATGAGATACAGCATAGGCAGTTGCACAAGACTGTGTTTTACACGCCTGAGAAAAAAGGACGGCCTACGTTAGGTTGTGTAAAGTGTAATACAAAAGTAGTAGGAGATATGATAGGTGGTCGTACATAAGTATAGAGATGAAACCAAGTTTACTTTGTGTGGTCGTTATGCGGACACTATACAAGGCAGCATGAATATAATGGCAACAGACAAGGAGCATGAGGTAACGTGCAAGTCTTGTAAACAGATTGCAATGGGTCGAGTGTGTGGTAGATGGGTAGGTGAGGTATGAGTATACAGAAAAAGCGCAATGAGGTAAGCAGATTGCTTCGTATGTCAAACAGGCATAAGAACGTATTACGTTGGAGTCCTAATGAAACAGTAGAGCATATAAGTAGAAAGTTTGAGATCTGCATGTTGTTAAAAAAGTGGGGTCATGAGTTCTATACTGAGGCTATATTTGAGCCGTCAGGATTGCGTGCAGATGTTATAGATGCTGACACAGGTATAGTTTATGAGGTGTATCAGACAGAGAGTATGGACAGTTTAAAGAAAAAAGCTATGTTTTATCCTTTAGAAGTCAGGTTTGTAGATGCTAATGCAACACCGTTTGTAGAGGAGATGTTGTTGTGATCCGCATAGTAAGGAATGGAGTGGTAGTATTTGAGAGTGAAAATTTGTATGATATAGCAGATTGGTTATATTATGAGGAGAAAGAACCAAAGGCGTTGTCAGTAACGCCTAATAAGGAGGCATATGACAAGGCCCAAGCTAATAAACGGTGATGTTCGACAGGTTCTCAGTGAATTGGAGCCTGAGAGCGTACAATGTGTTGTTACATCACCACCATATTGGGGTCTTAGGGACTATGGATCTGAGGGTCAGCTAGGATTAGAGGCTACTCCTGAAGGATATATAGACAATATGGTTGAGGTGTTTAGAGAGGTAAAAAAAGTTCTTAGAAAGGATGGTACAGTTTGGTTGAATATTGGAGACAATTACTTTGGAGGTGGACGTGGGGAGGATAGAAAGTACAAAGAGGCGTATGATTCGGTAGAAAATTCAAAGCCTGATTGGAAAAAAATAAAAGGACTTAAGCCAAAAGACCTAGTTGGCATACCTTGGCGGCTTGCATTAGCGTTACAGGCTGATGGTTGGTGGTTGAGGAATGATATAATTTGGAGTAAGCCAAATCCGATGCCTGAGCCTGTAAAGGATCGTCTAACAAAGAGTCACGAGTATATATTTTTACTTACAAAATCTAAAACATACTATTACGATCATGAGTCAATAAAAGAACCGTATAGTGAGTCATCGATACAAAGGATAAATCAAGCTACGTTTGACACTCAACAAGGTGGCAGTAAGGATTATGGTAAAGTTTCGGTGCATTCTAAGAATACAAATTCGATAAGAGGTACGTTAGAGAAGTTTAAAGAGAACTTAGGTACAGGTAGAAATAGAAGGACAGTATGGGAGATAGTAACTAGGTCTTATCCAGAGGCGCACTTTGCTACATTTCCAGAAGAGATACCTGAAATTTGCATTAAGGCAGGAACAAAACTAGGAGATTTAGTTTTAGATCCGTTTGTGGGGTCTGGTACTACATGTGCTGTAGCGTCTAGGTTAGGTAGAGAGAGTATTGGTATAGATTTAAGCGAGGAATATCTTAAATTAGCCCGTAAAAGATGCAAGATTGAGAGTGAGAGTTTATTGAGCTATGTATAAGGCAGACCAGAACGACATAACCAGGTTAGTTGCTAGTGCTTTGGATTTAGCATCGGAGAAGCCACTTACGATGGGAGAGTTTGCAGAATCTATTTTACAGAGCTATATGGATCAGGAGCCTACAGACTTTGTACCGCTTGGTGATATGCACAGAGAGTGGGAAGAGTTGTTTAACAAAGGCACACACACAGCTATAATGTGCGCTAGGGGCCATTTAAAGACCAGTTGGAGCCTTGCAGTACTTGCTTACCACATGGCGACTTTCAAGAACTTTAGAGCGTTGTATATTTCAGCAACGCTAGAACAGGCATGGGACAAGTTAGAACAGTTTGAAGAACTTTGCAAACGATCTTGGAGGCTTGAAGGTTACGTCAGATCTACAGATGACAGAAGAGCAGTATGGCGTAAGGGTGCTAAGTATTTCAACAACGGGTCTAGGGTGCATGGTGCAAGTATTGGTAAGGCACTTGAGGGTCCGCACGTTCACATGATAATTCTTGACGATATATTGCAAGAATTTCCTAACTTAACAGATGAGAAGGTTATACATTACATTCGTAGAGTTGTGATGCCCATGAGGCTTCCTGATGCTAAGATGTTATTGATAGGTACACAGAAGAGAGTAGGAGATGCTACAGATTGGGTAGAGCAAAACAAGATGTGGAATACAGTAAGACACCCAGCTTTACTTAACGATGACACTCCTAGGTGGCCTGAGTATTGGACATACGACAGGCTGATGGATGAGAAAGAAACGATGGGATCCAGAGCATTTGAGTCTGAGTATATGTTAAATCCATTGGACCCAGAGAGTGCAGTTATTCCTTACGAGATACTAAATGCTTGTTTGGACAAGGGCTTGGAGATGGGTACAGCGCCAGCTAACGATGATTGGGATACTTACATGGGTGTTGATCTTGCGGTAGGTATGGACAGTAAGAATGACGAGACTGCGTATGTGATTATGGGATATAACAAGAATACACAAGAGCGTAGAGTGCTGTATGCTTGGTCAGGTAAGATATATGCTAAAGGTCAGGGTTGGCTAGAGGCCCAAGTAGTTAGTATGAAAGAGTTAGCGGAGCGTTTTAATCCAAGTAAAATTATGGTAGAGTCTAACGGATATCAGAGGCTTGTAGTACATGCAGCAGCAGACTTGGCAGGGTTGCCAGTAGTAGGCCACAATACAGGTAGAGAAAAGCACAGACATGACGTAGGTATACCACTTATCGCACTTAAGATGGAGCAAGAAAAGTATGCAATACCTTGGAATAAAGAAGCGACAGAAGGCAGTAGACCAGGTACACGTAAGTTAGTAGACGGTCTTAGCAGACTTATTTACGGTAAGAACGGTAGGCTTGAGGGTCACACGCCTGATGCAGTTATGGCCTTGTGGATGTGTGAGTTAGCTATACATGATGATCACAAGCGTAAGCTAAACTATACAAAGTGGGATTATTTTGCATGAGACCTATACTTCTTAGTTATGGTGGCGGTATAAATTCGACAGCGTTATTGCTAGAATGGATAAAACAAGGTAAGCAATTAGATTTAGTTATATTTGCAGATACAGGTTCAGAGATGCCTGAGACTTACGAGTTTATAGACAAGTATGTCAAACCTTTTTGTAAGGAACATAGTCTTCCTTTTGAAACTGCGTTTTACACTGCATCAAATAGAGTGGCTGGAGTTAAAGAGGGCCATTGGCAAGAAAACGAAAGAGTATCTATATACGATTATTATGATTATCAAAAAGCAGTACCTTCAGTTCGACAACGATCTTGTACTGATAAATTTAAAGTAGAGCCTATAGAAAAATACATAAAAAAGAAATGGGGCGATAAGAAGTATCCTTTGCGTTTGATCGGTATAGATGCAGGGGAAAGTCATCGTGCTAGGTACATAACAGACCCACTTACTGGAGAAAAAGAAAAGTTGTATGAGCACAATGAATATCCTTTGATAGATTGGGGCTGGGATCGTAACGCATGTCTTGCTAGGATAGAAGAAGAGGGTTGGTCAAACCCAGGCAAGTCAGGTTGTTTTTTTTGTCCGTTTCAAAAGAAAAAAACTTGGGCTGATTTGTTAAAAAATAAACCAGATTTATTTGACAAGTCAATGCGTTTGGAAAGTCAAGGTAAACGGTTTCCTGAGTTTCAATTAATGCAAGTTAAACCAAAAAGGCTTGATTGGTTTAAGAAAGCAATGGAGTCGCAAACTTCTATTATGGATTTTGATGAAGATCCTAATATACCCTGTGCTTGTTATGATGGATAATGGTATACAAGCATGATCTATCAGATCCACATGAAGATGGCGAATACAACACGGAAATGATGTGCCCTAATGAATGTGGTGCAAGATATTCAGCAAACAAAAACGATTACTTTACTGTTGATGACGATTATGTTTTTACTTGCGATGAGTGCGAAGAGCCATTGATTTTAGTAAGAAAAGTAGTAACATACGAACGGCTGTAGGTAAGTATAAATATCCGTATATATACTGACGTTCCCATAGAGATATGGGTAGAACTCGATTGGAATTGTTTGGAATTACTAACGAAACTAAAAAAAAGGTTCAGATTATAGCTAAAGAAAAGAACATGAGTACAGCACGATTGTTAGAGCCTGTGTTACGTAAATACGTTGACGAGCCTAGCAACAAGAGAATCATATATAGACACGGTAGTAGACAATGAAATACACTATACCTAGCGGTGTAAAGAAGGAGGCTATGCTAGGTCGAAAGTTATACAAGGAGTTTGGCTACGGCGGTGGATCTGTAACGGCTATGATTAATAAGATGTTAATTAACAAAACCGAAGTTACCCATCCGATTGCAATTAAGATACACACTTACTACAGGAGACATGAAAAAGTAGATCCACAAGGTAAGAATTTTGACAATAAGAAACGTCCTAGTAAGGGCTACATAATGTGGAAGCGTATGGGTGGCGATGCAGGCCATTCGTGGTCACGTAAACTAAAAAGGAGCATAGACTCCGTAAACAAAGATAAACTTAAAAAGATAAACGCTAGATTGGAGAAGATAACAAGTGGGCTTACTCGATAGATTCCGTAGCAGACCTGCTCCAATTAGGAAGTCAGGAATACAAGATTACTTAGAAAAGAATATGATAAAAGATGCAAGGACACCTGTGTACTCTGGTGTAAGTTCTGATCTTGCATACAAGGAAGCTATCTTACCACCTGTCGATCAAAACTATTTAGAGATATTGGCAGACAGGTATTCACACTTACGTACTGTAATAACTAGGATAGCTAGTCAAGCAGTAGCTAAGGAGTGGGAGTTTATAGAGTTAGGCTCAGGCAATCCTGAAGAGAAAGCTGCACTAACCAGAGTGTTACATGATCCTACGAATGGACATGCAGACATTACAGGTATGGAGTTCTTTAAGGCAGTCATAAGACAGCTTGAGATATTTGACGACTGTTGGGTAAGTGTCGTATATGACAGGATGCTTAACAATGATGGAGAGACTACAGGTAAAGTAGTCAAGGAGTTATGGGTAGAAGATGCAAAGCACATGCGATTCTACGTTGATGGTTTTGGTAAGTTTATAGAGGACAAGATGTTTGACCCGTTAACTAGGCAATTTATGTCTGGTACACACAATAAGGACACGGGCACAAAGTTAGTACCTATGGCTTACTTTTATGACATAGATGGTGAACAGATACCATTTGCACGGGACGAGATTATACATTTTAATAAATATAGTTCTACTGCAAGATTATATGGACAGTCACCGATTATAGGTCTTTCTAAGAAAATCGAAACAGCGCTTGCCATTGAATCTTTACAAAACAAAGTGTATCGATTAGAAAGACCCCCCAAAGGTTTCTTAGATATCCCAGGTCACAATGAGGATTCACTTAACAGGTTAGGAGAATACATAGCAGAAGAGACAAGACGTAATCCTAACTTCATACCGATTATTAGCAGTCAAGAAGGATCTAACACTGCTAAGTTTGTAAGCATTATGCCTAACTTTGATGAGTTAATGATGTTGCCATACATGGACAGGATTAATAATGACATAAACGCATCGTATGGTGTTATGCCGTTAGTTGTTGGTGACATGTCAGGAGTAGGTGGGCTTAACTCAGAAGGTGAGCAGATAACTATCTTTGATCGTACGATACGAGAAACACAGCGCTGTGTAGAGCTAGGTTTGATTAAGCCGTTGTTAAAGCTCATGGATATTTCTACTTGGACAGTAAGATTTAACGACATTAACGAAAGAAACGAGACACAATACTTAAACAACATGAATCTAAAAGCACAAATCATTACTCAGTTCCAGAATGCAGGTATTGATGTGGACTTAGGGGAGGATGGAGAATTAGTACTACCGAAGTCAGCAGAGAAGGTAAGGCAGGACTTTCTAAAGCGTTCCGAGAAGTCGCTGGAGGAAGCGGAGCCAAGCGAGCATCTCTCTACATTGACCGAGCTTTACGAGACCTCCGAGCTGTCTTAACCAGAGAGTTTCAAAGTCTTAAAAGTATAGACAACGTAGTTGAGCTTAGAGAGGTAGTGTCAGAAATAACTCTGATGATTTCTAAACAATTACGAGAGGCTATAGAGGATGACGTTACAGATGCATATCTAAACGGTGCAAGATCCGCATATGCAGACTCACCAGGACTTGGTAAACAGTCGTACACTCGTGACGAGTTTGACTTTGAGGACATAAGGATTTTACAAACAAGTGGGCCACTAGGTTTGGCGTTAGGTAACTTTGAGCAAGAATTGAATACAGAGATGAATAAAGTAATCTTCGAGGCAGCAGCACTTAACGTACCAATGACAACAATGGTAGATCAGGTAAGGGGTGTTGCTAACACACAAGCTTGGAAGCTAGGTAGGATAGCACGTACAGAGATGTTAAATGTGTTTAACGAAGGTAGATTTAGAGGATATGCAAAAGCAGAAGATTTACTAGAAGAACGTTTTAAGTATAGTTTACAGATTATAAACGACAACAGAACGTGTGGGGCACATCAAGAGTTAAGTGGCAGGATCCCAGCAGGTGGCATGTTTTTAGATGATCTTATAGAATTGCAACAAGCAATAGGTGCTAAGTACAACTTTAGATTGACAGGGAAAGCCTTATTACATCCTAATCAAAGGACTGTGTTAGTGATGGTAAGATGAAAAGAGAGGCAGTAGACCAAGAATTTTGGAACTGGTGGGACAGCTTATCAGATTATGAAAAGGAACAGGAGATAGGAAGATGAGTGGAAGTTGTCAAAAATGTAGGTTAGGGCCAATGTCAGTGCATGTATTACCAAGTGGGTTATGTCAAGCATGTCAGTCAGAAATAGAATGGAAACGTGGGCCGCATATTGTAAGACAGCAGAAAATGCAGAAAGCTAAATACGATCATTTTAAGAAAGGTGAAAAGTATATAAAACGTAAATGGAAAGAAAAGTACGGTGACGATAGTGTAGAAGCTGTATTAGAATACAAGTAATGGTTAAGATAACAATGGATTTCGATCCTAATCTTACCAACGTTCGTGATGATTTTAATTTGATGCCTGACGCAATAATGGAAGTTACAGCAGATGCAATAGAGCAAACTGCGTTAGACATAAAAGGCGATGTAGTAAGTGAGATGAATCAGCCATATCCTCAAGGTTTAGGATCTGACAGAGCACTTAAACTAGCTGTAGAAATAGATGGCAATAGAGAACTTGCTAATGGTTTAGTTACTTATTATGTAGGTACAAAATTGCCTTATGCACAATACGTTGAGTATGGATCTGGCCCTCATAATACAGAGGGAGATGGTTCATTTACAGAAAGTATAATAGAATGGACAAGAAGAGTTTTAGGCGGCGATAAACATGATGCTTTTTTAATTGCTAAAAATATAAGAAAAAACGGATTAAAACCTAGACCTTACTTTAGAAGAGCTGTAGTAAAAGAAGCACCTAATTTTAAACTTACATGGTCAACTATGTTAGCAGAAAGGCTAGAAGCTGAGTTTGAAAACATAACGTAGAGACACACACCTTTGTTTCCACTGGAACTATTACAAGGTGTCTCGTTATTTTTTTTTTAGTTTTTAGAGGGGTACGGCGGCTTATTAGCTATATAAGATATATTCTTTCTTATATAATAAAAGTTCCAGTGGAAATGAAGGTGTCTGTCTCTCTCCGAAACAGTAAAAAACTTTAATAATAATAATCTTAGAATAGGGTTGTGGCAGTACGCACTATCTTTAAAGAAAACGAGAACGATACAGGTTGGATAGTCTACAGGCCCGAATGGTATAACGAGAGAGTTATGGAGACTTATATCTCTGCACCTATAATAGATAAACAAAACGACAAGATCCCTACAGAGACAATAAAAGAGTCTATGGATTTTTACATGAAGTATGGTGTATATTCATACAGACATGAAGAACAACCAATAGGATTACCGTTAGCTTATAAAGTAAAAAACGGGAAAGTTAAAGTTAGAGTAGGAATACATGATAAATTGTCCATGCACAACAAAGTATGGAAGGAGATTCAAGAATTTGGCTCTACAGGAGCTAGTAGCATTAGGGGTGAAGCAATGGATCAGGAGAAAGTTTGTGATGAGGATAGCTGCCACAATCAAATCAATGAACTAGATCTCTGGTCTGTTTCTTGGGTAGGAGACAATCCTGCTAACCCCGAAGCTACCGTTAGACAAGTAGCAATGGCTAAATCTAAATCTACTGTACAAGTAACACTTGACGAAGTAGAGAGTATGGTTGAGAAAATCATAGAGCGTAAGAATGGTAAGTATTGTCTTTTTGCTAAAAAGGATAGAAGGTTACTAGGATGTCACGATACTAGAGCAGGTGCGATCAGACAAGAAAGAGCTATACAAGCACGTAGATACAGTAAATCTAAAGATATACTTGATGATATACTTAAAAGCATAAACCTAGTAAAAGCAGCAGATGATCCTAAGACACCAGCAAAACCAAGTGAAAGGAGAAGAGGTAGCACTAGAAACCCTAGAGGATCTGCTGGTGCAACTCGTGGAGGTATCAAGTTAAGTGCTGCAAATATTAAGACATTAGAGAATTACAGAGATGAACACAACAAGAAAGTTGGTAACGCTAAAGGGAAAAAGGCTAATCTTGGAGCATTGAAAGCAGTGTTCCGTAGGGGTGCTGGAGCATTCTCCACCAGCCACCGTCCTAGTGTACGTAGCCGAGACCAGTGGGCATTAGGTCGTGTAAAAGCATTCTTAAGACTACTAAGTTCAGGTAGGCCTTCAAATCCTAAGTATACTACAGATTACGATTTATTGCCTACTAGTCATCCCAAATCTACAAAGAAAGCAGATGATGGTCCAGTTAAAGTAAAAGCACCTTTAGGATATCATTGGATGCAGACACGTAATGGGCCTATGCTAATGGAGGGTGATTACAAGCCTCATCCAGGTGCAGTAGAAGCTTTTGAGTTTGATGTCATAGGCAGTCATGAGGATGAAAGAATACTTAAGGCAGAATATCAAGGACGTAAAGTAGAATTAAACAAACCATTTAGGTTAAATGATGGTAAAAAGAAGTTTGGTGTATATGTTAAAAACGACAGGGGTAACATAGTACAAGTTAAGTTTGGAGATCCTAACTTAGACATAAAACGTGATGATCCAGAAAGGCGTAGAAACTTTAGAGCAAGGCACAACTGCGACAACCCAGGTCCAAAATATAAAGCAAGATATTGGTCATGCAGGATGTGGAGTAGCAAAAGAGTATCTGACATATTAGGTAAAGGTACAATGACTACAGTAAGTACAGAATCACTTAAGAAATCTAACGATCATTTAAATGACATAATGCAAATGTTAGAAAAAGGAATAAGTATTTCTAAAAAGAAAACACCAGGTAAAGTATGGTTTGAAAATTGTTTATCTAATGTAAGAAGGTTAGAAAACATACCTAATAGACAAGAAGTAAGAGATGATAGAGCTTTTTGTTCAGAATTGTGGTATAATCCAGGTAGGTTTGATAAAACTTACAAAAAACCAGGCGGCGGTACAGGTAGAACGTCAGGTATGCAGTTTAGGTTAGATATGGGAACATCTACAGGTCCAAGTGGCTTGAGAGGTTTTTGATTCCGAAATCAAAAAAGTCTTTATATATAATCCGTTCCAAATAGTAGTCATGTCAAGTTGCACATGTGGAACGCATGAATCGGAAGCATCTGAGCCAGTTGAAGAAATTAAAGAGGCTCCTGAAGCAGTCGAGGCGTTAGAAGAACCAGTTAGAGAAGAAGATCTAAATAAGGAAGATGAACTTACCAAGGATCTTGAACAAACTCTCGGCAAGCTCAAAGAAGTCATGTCTTACTTAGCTGAAATGGCAGAAGATAAGAAAATGATGGACGAAGATAAGAAAATGGACGAAGATAAGAAAATGGACGAAGAGAAAGCTGATGAGGATGAAGAAGATGAAGAAGAGGAAGATGAGGAAGAAGAAAAAGGCTATCATGATAAAGAAGAAAAGCCAAAAGCAAAAGAAGATTCCTTAGAAAAATCCTTGGCAACATTAAAGAAATACGGATTTAACGTATATTCAGGTAGCAAGAATACTCCTGCACCAAAAGAAATTGAGACTCCTAAAGCAAAATATGATTTCAATGATCTTGTAAACAAGTCATGGGAAGAATTAGACAAATTAGAGAGAGGTAACTAAACATGGAAATGGAAGAATACATAAACGCCTACTATGGCGGAACACTAGGCATAGCAAAAAGATACGGCATAGAAAAGGGCGACAATGATTTTACAGTTGCCAACCAAGCAAACGCTTTCAATGTTGTATACGGAGCAAAAGTTTACAACCAGCTAAACACCAAATCTGAAGTAGCAAAGCTATTGAAGAAAGAACCTTGGACACAATCAGGTTGGAGAGTAATGACAACCCGTCCAGTAGATGACGGTGGTAACGCAGACTTTGCAGCAGGAACCGCAGAAGGTGGATCTTTTGGAGACACAACTGCACCAACTCTAAAAGAGATAAACGCAACTTTAAAAGAAATCGTAACACCTTACGAACTTTCAACCAAAGCAGAATTACTATCTGACGCAGATGATGGTCTAAAAGGACTAGCTGCATTTATGAGAAAAGAAATGGGAGATGCCCACGTCTTTGGTATGGATCAGATGTTATTAGCAGATGCAGATACACCAGCATCTAATAACTTAGAATCTCTTGATCGTGTAACTACTACAGATGCTTACTGTAATCCATCTGGAGGTCCATTGTCAGCAAGAACTGACGGAGACATGTACAACCTAACCAAGCAAACAGAAGCAGCTTGGATGGACGCAGGTCACACAGATCACAATGACGGATCTGACAGACCACTTACAACAGCAATGTTAGATGACATGATTGAAGGCGTAATGACCAATGGAGCAAACTACGCAGATTTGATTCTATTAACAGGTCACGACACATACATGAACATTCAACAACTATTAACCAAAGGTGGAGATGGTGGCGCAGCTACTATCCTACGTTACGATGCAGCACAAGGTGGAGCAGCTTCCCAGAATGGAGTTCTTGGACAAGCTGGTCTAAACTACGACAGCAGAGTTGGATCTTACAATGGAATACCAATTTTTGTTTCACAACACGTAACAAAAGATACTACATCCAGAATACACTTGTTGGACTTGCCACAATTCGCTTTGAGAGTTGCAGCACCAACAACCTATGTAGCTAATGATAACCTAGCTGTAACACAATCATTAACCAAGCAATTTGCATTAATTAGTGCAATGGAATTGATTACTTACAGGTGGAACACCAGCGGTAGTGTAAGAGATTTGAACGCTTAAAGTGATTGGAGGTCTTAGAATATGGTCAAGATCATCAATCATGGGCTTAAGCCTCTTATTAGGAGGATTGGCACTGGGCAGAATGTCACATTCTATCCAGGTCAAGAAGTTGAAGTCAGAGATGAGAAACTCATTGCTGAACTCAAAGCTCGCAAAAGGGTTGGAATCTTACAGATTAAGGATCCCGTCAGCAAAAAAGACGTTGGCGGGGGGCTTAAGACTGGGAGCAGAAAGCCTAAATCTGGGAGCAAAGCTGCTAGAAAGCCCAAAGCAAAAAAAGAAGTAAAGCCTAAAAAGCCCAAGGGACTTAAGAAGCCTAAGAGGGCAGACTAATGGCACCAACAGTAGTACGAACAACATTAAGGCTAGATCAGACACGTAATGCGGCTTTATTTGCAAACACAGCAACGTCAGTCGGAGGTGGAGAAACTACGGTTTTGAATACTTTTGACTGTGCTTTGTTTAACAGATATTCGATACAAATATTTGCAGGTAATTCTACAGCATCTACAGTAAAAGTATATGGATCTATAGTAGACACACCAAACGCAAGCATTCCTACTTCGGATTGGACACAGATCGGTGACACTATTTCAGTAAGTGGCAACGGTAATGCACTTAAGGCAATATCAACAACACCGATCAGACACTTAGCTGTAACTGCTGAGGGAAGTGGTGCAAGCCTTCAAGTGAATGTCTATGCGGAGCAAGTTTAGTGGATGGCTTCTCCTATATACTCTGAAATTGTCTTA